TCTGATCCTTTCATGTTTGTTTTATATATAAATAGTTAGTGTTTTAAATGTAGCCATTAAATGGTAGTGGTGGAATCAAAGTATTTAGAGGTGGCGTAACTAATCCAAACATACGTTGAAGTTGTCCTTCAAAACTACGTGCCATCTCTCTTATCATTCCTGAAGCTCCATCTGCAATTGTAGCTTTTATTCTTCTAAACGAACCTATGTTTATCACTGTATGTGTGCTTCCAGTAGGTCCTACCCAACTTGCTCCTGTCCAAAAGGCTCGTGCAGCTAAACCAAGCATGATGCTCATTGCAATAGCATCTGGATTTACTTCATTCTCTGTTATCTTTTTTAGATCCTTTTTAGCTTGCTCTTGTTTGTCTTTTGTCCGTTTGTTTAATTTTATAGTTATGTTTTCTGCTATTTTTTGTATCTTTTTACTAAGGAATTTTGCAAAAGCTTGTAGCTGTTCTTTGAGATATTTGAATGCTAGTAGTATGAATGATTGGTTTTTATCTAAGCTATCACTTACCTTATCCAACACTCCTTTTACTTTTATGTTTTTTATATGCTTAGTATCGCACAGAAGCCTAACAACCTCTCTACTCCTAAGTAAGTATTTTCTTTCTAAGCTTATTATGGTGTTTGCTGCTGACACGTCTTGTAATGCAGATCCTGCTAAGCTCTGCGCTATGTCTCGTACTTGTGTTGGGTTGTTAGGTGGATTCTTTGATATATCTAATATGATTTTTAATGTCTGCAAACCTGGTGCATTCTTTTGTGTACTGTTTACAATTTGCTCAAGCTCTGCTGTAAAGTTTGTACTCTTCATTTCCTTTGTAGTCTCAACTATACCATAAATTAGCATTTCAATAATTTTTAAAGCTTCGAAATCCTCTCTTAGTTTTTCTTTTTCTTTGTTTAGTTGAACTTGCACTGCTGGTGGTTGATCTTCTTTTTTAAAGGAATAATACCCATTTAGAATTTTATTAATAGGTAATTCATTCTCTGCAAATCTGGATTACAAAGAAAATTGAAGAGTTAACGGTTTTTTTAAAAACAAAAGTTGAAAAGTTTAAAGATGATCTAGAGATTTTTGCACTAACTCTAATACCACTTAAAAGCGATGTAGAGGATGTAAAAAACAAGAAACTCATAGCAGAGTCTAAGAAGAAGAAGTTGCAAGACAAAAAGACACAAATAGAAAAAATAGCAAAACTCACTAAATATGTGTATAATATGTCTACAGGAGCAGCAGAACTTACTAAAAACCTAAACAAAGGAGTTTACAGATTTGCAGAGAATGAATTGCCTATTAATAAAATTCTAAATGGGTATTATTCTTACAAAAAAGAAGATCAACCACCAGCAGTACAAGTTCAACTAAATAAGGAAAAAGAAAAATTAAGAGAGGATTTTGAAGCTTTAAAAATTATTGAAATGCTAATTTATGGTATAATTGAGACTTCAAAGGAAATGAAAAGTACAAACTTTACAGCAGAGCTTGAACAGATTATAAACAGTGCACAAAAGAATACACCAGGTTTGCAGACTTTAAAAATTATATTAGATATATCAAAAAATCCACCTAACAATCCAACACAAGTACGAGACATAGCACAGAGCTTAGCAGGATCTGCACTACAAGATGTATCAGCAGCAAACACCATAATTAGCTTAGAAAGAAAGTACTTGCTTAGAAGCAGAGAGGTTGTTAGGCTTTTGTGTGATACTAAACACATAAAGAACATAAAAGTAAAAGGAATGTTGGATAAGGTGAGTAACAGTTTGGATAAAAACCAATCATTTATACTATTAGCATTTAAGTACCTTAAGGAACAGTTACAAGCTTTTGTAAAATTTCTCAATAAAAAGATAAAAAAAGTAGTAGAAAATATAACTATAAAACTAAACAAACGGACAAAAGACAAGCAGGAGCAAGCTAAGAAGGATCTAAAAAAGATAACAGAAAATGAAGTAAATCCAGATGCTATTGCAATGAGCATCATGCTTGGTTTAGCTGCACGAGCTTTTTGGACAGGAGCAACTTGGGTAGGACCTACTGGAAGCACACATACGGTGATAAACATAGGCTCGTTTAAGAGAATAAAAGCTACAATTGCAGATGGAGCTTCAGGAATGATAAGAGAGATGGCACGTAGTTTTGAAGGACAGCTTCAACGTATGTTTGGATTAGTTACACCACCTCTAAATACTTTGATTCCACCACTACCATTTAATGGCTACATTTAAAACACTAACTATTTATATATAAAACAAACATGAAAGGATCAGAATTTATAAATCTAATGCGAAAAGTAATTCGTGAAGAAGTAAGAACTGTCGTGAAAGAGGAGTTAAAGGCTTTAAAACCTTTACTTATGGAAAAACAACAACCAACTGTTACAAAAAAACCAACAACACCAACTGCAAGACCACAAAGAACTCAACCACTAGTACAATTTGATGGACCATTAAAGTCTATACTAGAGGAAACAGCTCGAAGCATGCAACAAGCTCCTCAAGAAGAGGAGTGGCCAGAAATGAATATGGGCATGATGACGTCTGAAGATGCACCATCCTTTGCAGGTAATAGTAATATGAGAGCTGCAATGAGCAACGATCCAACAGCAGTATTTATGAAAGATTATTCTCAAGTACTAAAGACAGCTGAACAAATAGCAAGTAACAACTATAGATCTTAATGGCAGTTGAAATTAAAATAAACCCAATTGACTTTGAACTAAGTACAGCGATAGGCATTGATCTACCTATGATGGGTAGTGTGGGTGGTTTATTTCAACAAACTTATTTTTCTATAGATCAGGCATTAGCTAATGCTAGAAATTTACTATTAACAAATAAAGGTGAACGAATAATGCAACCAAATTTAGGTTGTGATTTAAGTAACATATTATTTGAGAATATTACAGAGGATTTAGTTACTTCTATAGAATCAAATATAAGAAGTAACTTCAACTATTGGCTTCCGTATATATTTATTAATGAGTTATTAGTTACACCTAACGAGGATCAAAATCGCATAAACCTTAAAATGACAATAAGTCTGAATAACAATGCGACCGATACAAGATCCATTCAGCTAGAGATTCTAAATAATTCGAACATATAGTATGGCCAGCACACAAAAAAACATATCAAAGGATATTAAATACTTAGGTAGAGATTTTGACTCTTTAAAGCAGGGTCTAATTGACTTTACTAAAACATACTACCCAACTACTTACAACGACTTTAACGAGACATCACCAGGAATGATGTTTGTTGAAATGGCTGCTTATGTAGGTGATGTGTTAAACTACTATATAGATTCTCAGTTTAAAGAATCATTGTTATTGCATGCTACTGAAACAGAAAGCCTTATGTCAATAGCAGCTGCAATGGGGTACAAACCAAAACTAAGTGTACCAGCAATTGTAGATATAGATGTATATCAACTAATGCCTGCATCTGGAAGTGGCGCTAATGTTGTGCCTGACTTAAATTATGCAATTAAGGTTGGATCTGGAATGCGTGCAAGAAGTGCAGCAGGAAGTGTTGAGTTTATAGCACAGAATAGTATTGACTTTACTGTCAATAATGTTTTTGATCCTACTACAATAAGTGTGTATAGTATTGATGCAAATGGAGCTCCAAATTACTTTTTAGCTAAAAAAACAGTTCAAGCAATATCAGCAACACCACAAACAATAACCGTAACCGTAACTAGCCCTACTAAGTTTTTTAAAACAATTGTAGAAGATCCTAGTATAATTGGTATCGATTCAATAGTGGATTCAAATGGTAATATATGGTATGAAGTTCCTTATTTAGCACAAGATACTATTTTTGAAAAAGTTCAAAACACATCATACAATGATCCAGACGCAGCAACGTCTAGTCAAGAAACTCCATACTTATTAAAATTAAAACGTGTTCCAAGACGATTTATAACACGTACAACCCCTACAGGCATTGAAATTCAATTTGGTGCTGGTGTAAGTTCATCTCCAGATGAAGAGTTGTTAGCAACTCCAGAGAATATAGGTTTATCTTTACCAACAGGTAAGGATGATATAGATGCCTCAATAGATCCTGCTGCACCAGTATTTACAACTTCTTATGGCATTTCGCCATCTAACACAACACTCACAATAACCTACTTAATAGGTGGTGGTGTAAGTGCAAATGTACCAAGTAATACTATTACAGAAATTACCTCAATTGATACAAGTTCAACAAACCTACCAAGTAGTACAACTGGATTAAATGCCACAATACTAAACTCAGTTGCAATAAACAATCCGATTGCAGCAAGTGGTGGTCGTAGTGCTGAGTCAGTAGATGAAATTAGACAAAGAGCTCTTGCACAACTTACAAGCCAAAATAGAGCTGTTACTAAAGAGGATTATATCATTAGAGCATATGCAATGCCAAATGTGTATGGAAGTGTTGCAAAAGTGTATATCACACCTGACGAACAAAATAACATAGGAACTTCTGAAGTAGGAGATGTCATAGCAAATCCATTAGCAATGAACATGTACATGCTTGGATACGATAACAATAAGAACCTCACCACAGTTAATAGAGCTGTGAAAGAGAATCTAAAGACATACTTAAGTCAGTATAGAATGTTGACAGACAGTATTAATTTTAGAAATGCTTATGTTATTAATATAGGTATTGATTTTGATGTGGTACCTCTACCGCAGTTCAACGCAAACGAAGTTATTTTAAACTCCATTGAAGCGTTAAAATATATGTTTGAAATTGATAGATGGCAAATCAACCAACCAATTATTTTTAGTGATATGTTCAATACTTTATTAGGAGTTCAAGGTGTGCAGACTGTAACTGGAGTAAGGATTAAAAACCTCAATGATGAGTTAGCAGGCTACAGCAATGTAAGCTATGCAATAAATGAAGCGACTAGAAATGGCATTGTATATCCAAGTTTAGATCCAGCTATATTTGAAGTGAAGTACCCTAATAACGATATTAAAGGACGTATAGCAACATTTTAATTATGATATTAAGATTTTATCCAACTAAGGACACAACAATATACGAACAGTATCCACACAAAAATACTGGTTTAGATGCTGTACTAGAAATTAGCAAAACTTTAGTTGACTCTAGTAGCTACAACTCAAGAACACTACTAGACTTTGATTACCCAGCAATCTCACAAAGCATCTCATCCTTAGGATACAACGCTAAACTTTTTTCCTACAGTCTAAAACTATATATAGCCGAAGCAAATGAAATACCTTCTGACTACACAATATACTGTTACCCAGTAAGCAGTAGTTGGAGTATGGGTGTTGGAAGATATGGCAACTACCCAGAAACAACTGATGGAGTTAGTTGGACATATAAAAATACAGCAAACGATTTAACAAGTGCTTGGCAAACAGCATCTTTTGCAGCAAATGCAACAGCATCTTGGGCAACAAGACCTGGTGGTGGTACTTGGTACACAGGAAGTGTAGCATCTCAATCGTTTAGTTATACTACGTCAGATGTCGACATGGATGTGACTAGCATTATTAGACAAGTACAATCAGGTTCAATAGACTTTAAAGGATTCATACTAAAAAAGAGCTTAACAGATGAATCATCAGCAAACATATTTAATAGTTTAAAATTCTTTAGTAAAGATACTCATACAGTTTATTTACCAGTACTAGAAGCAAGGTTTGATGATAGCATAACAACAGGATCTTTATCTCTTATAAACCCAGATGAAGAAATAAATACTAAACCAAACAACCTAAAGTTGATTGCATTATTCGTTCACATAAAGAG